CTGGTATTGCTGCCGGAACTAAGATTCTAAAGTCGGTTGCTCCGGATTTGGCGTCTGCCCTTCAAGAGACATTTGGTGCGTTAGCTGCTGCGGCTCCATCGTTCGGAGCAGCTATGATGGCTATGATGATGGCTATCATGCCTGTAATCGGTGCTGCCATTGGACAGATTTGTATAATCATCGTCGAACAAGGACCTAAGTTAATTGAGGCTTTGTTTGTGGTGTTGACTGCTCTGTGCCAGCAGCTAATTGAGTTCATGCCGACTCTTGTCCAGACAATTGTTGCTATTGTTGGCGGAATTATCGATGGGTTGATCCAATTACTTCCTAAGTTCGGAGAATTGGCCATCCAAATGGTGACCACTCTTTGCCAAGTTCTGGTGGAGAGTATTCCTCAGCTAGCGGACGCAGCACTGACATGTGTCGTAGGTCTTTTGACAGCAATTCGCGATCATATTGGTGAAGTGGTTCAAACAGGCTTGGAAATCATGGGGGCCTTTATTGAAGGTCTTGCCAATGGTATGGTCGAGCTGGTTAATGCGGCTTTCCGAGCAGTGATTACATTTATCAATGGTCTCGCAGACGCATTCGATCGCCACGGGCCCGAATTGAATGACGCCGTTGGCAGACTTGTCGACAGTATTTTCAATTGGCTCAGCGATGGTCTAGGCAAAATGGGCAATCGACTTTGGGGAAGTCTTACTTCCTTGGGTAGTAACCTAGTCGATGGTATCTGGAATGGTATTTCGAATGCTTGGAGCAGCTTTACGTCATGGCTGGGCGGTCTTGCCCAAGGAGCGATTAATAAGGTTAAAGGTATTTTCGGAATTCACTCACCTTCCCGCGTATTTGCCGAAATTGGTAAGTTCCTAGTCTTGGGTCTTGGTGTTGGTGCAAAGCGAAACGCCGATCATGCTATTGATACTATGGGTGAGATTGCAAACAGTGTTATCGATGCGTTCGATGTTAATGCAAATTACGAACCCACGATTAAGCCCATTGTCGACGACAGCGCAATTCGATCTTTCGCTAACGAAACCTTCGAAAATGCTAAGTATTCGATTGGGGCT